TTTCGTTCCCCTTGATATAGTCCTCGTACCGTTCCACCGAAGGCGCGGCACCGGTAAAAGACGTTTTGGCCGATAACTTGATCTGGCGGGCCGTTTCATAATTGATAAGGGGTTCCGCCGTCAGGTTCAGAGACAGATCAACGACCGGTTCAGCCTCGATTATATCCCGGATCAGTCTTAAAGTGGCCGTTTTCGTATCGGAAGAGACATTGTAAACCAGCCCGAAACGTACATACAGCGCGTTTAAAAAGTCCTCTACTGTACAATCCGGCATTAAATCGGCATAATTAAGGGTACCCGTCACACAGCAGTCGGCGGCATTGTTCAGTATTACCAGGTTACAAAGTTCCTTGTCCGTCTTAAAAGGATTTTCGGTTATGGTATATCCAAATTCTGAAAAAATAAAGTCTAGGACACGGTGCACGTATAAGAAAGGAGCCACGCCGTACCCTTCCGGCAGGGTTGTTTCGGTCGGGGTGTCATTTATCAGCAGCGTTTCCGTCCTTGCCTGATAGCATAAGGCATATTTACCGTTTGAATCCAGAGTGATACGGTTAATGTATTGAGGATAATACGTGCCGTCCTTGGAATCATTCCTGACTACTATTTGGAATATGGCGAAATCTTCATGGGAATCTGTGAAGAACCCGTTGATAGAGGACATAAGGCCGCTGACGGTACCGCCGCTTATGCCGGGTAACGTGATCGAGTTCAGTTTCTTTGCTTTCCAGGCGCTATAGGCTTCCGAATTGTCAAAACCGATATTAAGGGTAATGCCTTCTTTCTTACCGGCGGAAACGATATTGATCTTCCCGGTACGTTTATACACCCCGTCCAATACCGTACACGCCTGATCCTCATTCATCGGTTTTACGCCCATGTCAAGCCGGTGGGCAAAACCGGTTATACCTGCATTGTTGGCAGTGACGGGGACAGTGACCGGTACGGTCTGCGATCCCCGGTCGTTCATGACGGGGGATTTCTCGTCAATCTGTACAGTAAAGTCCCCTCCTAAATCCAGATAACCTTTGTTCGTCTTAATCTTTAGCATAATGATTACTTATTTTCCGCGTGTAAAGGTGTCGCGGGCGTTAT